GACCTAACTCACCAAGTGCGCGACCTTTTTTAATGTAAGATTCATTATATTTAGTAACTTCACGACCTAGTGTATTTACTGGATACATCCGACCATTACGGTTCTTGATGCCACCTTGAAGAAACACACCCTCAATGAAGTGCGATCTCTTTCCGTTTCTACCCTCGGTAATAATTACCTTAGCGGTTTCAATCTCTTCCCTGATCAGTTTCATCTGTAGTTTCCTCAGTGTCGGTTGTGGCTTCTACCTCAGGAGTTTCCTCTTGTGGTGAATCTTCTTCAGGTGCGTTTGGATTGAAGACTTGCTTCCCAATTTCCACCTTCTTATCATCAATAGCTCCAATTGCGGCATTGGACATGCCCGTAGCAACATAATCTGCAAGGTCTTTTTGACCTGCAAACAGTTGGTTTACAATGTTTAGGGCTGCATCAGTAGGCATAATAATTCTTTAACGTAATAACTATTTAGATATTTCCTTTTTTGTAGTCCGCGTCGTCAATTCCTTGCTCCGCAGGATCTGGCTCAGGTGGTTGTAATGACATTTCCATTTGGGCAGCTTCCATGGCTGGCATTGCCATTGGGTCCATGCACTTACCTTCGGCAATCTCTTTCTCCATCTGCTTTGTCATATCATTAAACAGTGTCTCAGGTTGCTTAAGAATCTGACGACGCATGTATTCTAGCGAGAAATATCTACCAGCAAATGGGTCCATCTGCTGCAGGAGTGCCATACGAGCATTCATAATCTCCTGCTCTTTCAGCTCGGAGAAGTAGTTGTCCGCAATAAAGTCATACTGAATATGCTCTTTAATGTCATCCCACTCTTCAAGAGTGCAAACACCTTTGAGGACCAACTGGGTCTTCATCAGGTCATTAAAAAGGTCAGAGAATTTTTTACGGAGTCTAACTACAAACTTTTGGAATTTAACTTCATCGCGTGTGATTTCAGCACTACGACCAACATTAAATGTAGAGTCAGATTCTAATCTTGACTCGGGGACATTGAGTGCACGGTATAGTTTCTTCTGGAAATACTTGACATCCTCCAACTCACCTAGGTTTTGTCCACCTGGTAGTGTAGTAATCTCAGTGCCGCGTCCACCTTCACGTCTTGGCAGCCAGAAGTCTTCCAGCATAGACATGAATTTCTTGTCATCACGAATCTCACCAGTGTCAGCATTGTATACCAACTTGTTTCTATAGCGAGACATCACCTCTGTGAGGTATTGCTCAGCCTTTTGTTTGGGTAGATTACCTACATCAATGTAGAAAATTCTACGCTCTGGTGCACGAGATAGACGATAGATAACCAGAGAATCCTCAATCATTCTTAGTTGATTGAGTGCCTTAATTGCTTTGTGTAGATGAGACAGCACAAAGTTTCTTTGCATATCAAGTTGCCCTGAGTGTGCAAAACAAATTGCGTCGGCAGCAATCTTGATTCCTTGGTTTTCATAACCACGGAGACCCTTAGGACTGTAGATATAATACTCTACATTCTTAGGAATCAATGCATTAACCTGTGGGTCTACAGGTGAAATACGGTCCTTGGGTTTATCAAACTCAACGACTTTTTTAATTTTACGTGGGTCAATATACCTCAACTCTGTAATCCCTTCCTTAGGATTATCAGGGTTAATCATCTTATGATAGAAGAGGCGACCATCGATATACCATCTACGGAAAATATCGTATGCCTTTCTATCAAAATCTAGGAGACTGAGAACATTCTCAAACTCCTCTCTAATTCTATTCTTGACATTCTGTGAGACATTGAGATTTGACAACTCAATATCTACGGGGTGATCGTCAAGGTCCCCTGCAATCGCCTCGTTGACGATATCATTGACTGCTGCATCCGCTTCAGGGTGCAGAGACATTGCTCTATATCTACCGATGAGGTCTACATCGCTCTGTTTGTTGGCGCTGTCACCTAGGTCAACATACTGACCAAAATAACCGCCAGCCGCTATTGGTGCTGCGGCATCTTCACTATCTTTATGCACGAAAGAAGGACCCTTTTCAGAGCCCTTCTTTTTTCGCTCAAGCGAATAACCAAATAGTTGTGACATTCAACTGTCCCGTTTTCATTACAGAATTATTTATACGCTTAAAAAATAAGCATTAATCAGTGCCAGCTTTATCGTCAACAGCGTTGTATGTATCAGAGTTGTTAGCGTAAGTCCAGTATTGTACCTGGAATTCAACTGTATACTCTTCAACAGTATCGTTGCTATCCCATGCAAGGTCAATTGCAGAGATGTTGGAAGGCCAGATACCTGCAAAGAGGTAAGATCTGGTAACTCCACCTTGGCGACGAAGTTGTCTAACAGTTGCACTTGCTTGGTATTCACCAATGCTTTCTGTGCTCTGTCTGTTCTGCTGCAGTGCTTGAATCTTGGTTGACCACTCTTCAAACTTACCACGAAGGGCAAAGTTTTTGTCGTTAAGGACAGTGACTGTCCAAGGTTCGAATGTGCGGTCTCCAGCAATCTTCAGCATACGTCCTCTGTAAGGGACATCAATTACACCGACAGTTGATGCGGGAATAGATGCTGCTTTGATAAGGAAGGAAGAAAGTGACGCTGCACTAGAGCCACTACCAGCATTGTTTTTACCAGAAGTCTTTTCCTTCTCATCTTGTTGGGTGTCTTCTCCGCCACCCGTTTCAGGGGTACCATTATCCAAAATTTTTGGATAATTCATATCAACCTGAAACAGGTTAGGGCGTGCTAGGTCAATGATTTTGTCCCTAAACGCAATAATAGGGACATCAACCTTAGTATTTTCGACCTCCCCCGCCTGCTGTTTATCTTTATTAGCCATTAGTTTGTTGCTCCGTTAGTGATGAAAAATTAAATAGGGTGGAAATTAAGTAACTAGCTCGTTAAATGAAGCTCCAGTCCTAGTCGCAGTGAAGGTCAAGGTAATGAAGTTAATAGAGCGTGTTGGTTTGACAAAGATTTCTGCGTAGAATTCTCCACGGTCAATTGCCTCAGCAGGGTTATTAGTCCCATCGCAAACTACTAGGTAGTCAACAATACCGCGTCGTGACTGGACGGAGCGGAGGAAAGGCTCAACAATGTTCTTAAATTGTTGGCGAGTAAACTCGTCATTCAATTCAAACAACTGAGATTTAGCAGCATCAGAGATTGCTTCTTCGATAACGAGGAAGAGTCTTCTAACGTTGATTCTATCAAATGCAGATTGATAACCAAGTCCTGTCTTGTCTCCGAAGAGGACAATTCCTTCGCCAGGGAAGGAGACGATTGGGTTAACACGTGCAGCATACAATCTATCTCTGTGGTCCTTCAGAGGAGAATAAGCAAGTTTAATTGCGTTTCTCAACTGCCCTCTGTTAAATCCAGCGGGTGAGAACCATGCTTCCTGTTGGAGAGTTGTGCTAAGCACAAGTCCTGCCATGTCAGCATTGGTTGGGATGAAACGGTATACGTCGTTGTATTTGTCATACAAGTATTTGTAGTTGTTATCAAATACAGCGTATGAGGAGGAAGACAACTGGTTAAAGAAGTCGATAGTCTTTTGGACGATATCAGAAGTCTTAGGTTGTCCAATAACATCACCACGGAAAGGTGAAATGAATGCCATGCAATCCTTACGGCTTGCGGCAATAGAGATGATGTGTTGTGCTTTAGCAATAGTATCGCTAAGTGTGCCCATAGATGGACCCATCAAGATGTAGTCAAGTTCTACAGTTTCAGCATCATCGAATAATGTGTAAGCACCAAGGATATCAGGACGTGCAATGGCGTAACCATCAACACCACCTTGTAGTGCGTAGCGGATAGAGGCGCTACCCTTAGTCTTAACAATTGCCAATGCAGCAGCGTTTGTGCCAGTTGGGTCATCAAGATTTTTCAGTGCATCGTCTGACTTGAATAGGTCAAACGTTCTGTTGATGCCTGAAAGACCGAATGCTCCAGAAGCATTACCGTCTGCGTCATAAAGATTACCAGTTTCGTGACTTCCCCAGAAAATGAAGGAAGAGCGAGCTTTGATAACATCTTTATAGTAGATGTTGTCACCTTGTGGTGAGCGAGCATCCATTGCCTTAGACACGTTGAGGTGCTTCTCAAGAAGAGCGCCAGGTGTGCCAGTCAATTTACCATCGCCATCAAGGACGAGGATGTGCATCAAGTCGTTATGTCCGCCTCTTTCTTCTACCCATGCAGAAGTAGTAGGACGAGGTGCAATGTTAATCCAACGCTGATTAGGACCGTAGATTCTACCTTCGTAGTCAGATTCTACGTTAGCGATAGCAATGCTTGTAGCATTACCGTCAACAACAGTTTGGTTTGCTTGGAAACCAGGTGATGAAGGATTTAATGCAACGCGAAGTTGTCTAGAGATAGACTGAATCTTACCAGAGTCGCCAGTAGCAGAGCCAGGTGTGTTAGAGT